TCTGACAGTAAGTGGCACAACTACAACGGTGGATAGTACAACTATAAATGTTCAGAACACGTTAGTCTTTGAGGGTTCTACTGCTAACGAACACGAGACAACACTTACAACGGTTGATCCCACAGGAGACAGAACAATAAGTTTGCCAAATCAATCAGGCACATTGCCTGTTCTTGCAGCGGCTAGTACCACACAGATTACATCAACACCAGAAGAGTTAAACTTACTTGATGGCGTGTCAGGGTTAGTGCAGGCTGATTTCACAAAACTTGCTGCCGTTGATTCTACAGCAGCAGAGTTAAACTTACTTGATGGTTCCGCTAAATCGACATCATCTATTACGGTAGCAGACTCAGACGCAATAATAATAATTGATGGCACAACTACAAAGCAGATACCTGCATCGGATATAAAGACGTACGCATCGGCAGACTCAGCAAGTAAAGGCTTTGCTACAGCGATGGCGATAGCATTGTAAAGGAGAATATATGGCACAAGATTTTGAACGGAATACAGCCAACGGTGTAGGTACAAGTGAGGTAACACTAAGAACAGCAAACTCTGATGACGCTATAGTTGGGATAATGGTGGCAAATGTAACCTCCTCGCAGATCACGGTTGAGGTATATATAAACGACAGTTCAAACGATATTCATTTGATTAAAGACGCACCCATACCTGCGGGATCAGCACTACAAATATTAGATGGTGGAGCAAAAGTTGTAATGCAATCTGGTGACGCACTAAAAGTAAAAAGCAATACGGCAAGCAGTGCAGATGTTTGGGTATCTGTAGTTGACGCTATAAGTACATAGGGGGATAAATGCCGTACATAGGAAGTCAAGTTGGTTCTAGTTTTTCATCAAGACCTGCAACGCAGGAGTTCAACGGAGATGGCTCTACAACGGTCTTTACGTTAAACCAAACTGTTACTCAGGAAGATATTGTAGTCAGCGTTGACGGTGTAATACAGGAGAGTGTAGACGCATTTACCGTACCCAATGGTACAAGCCTTACGTTTACGGCAGCCCCATCAACTGGCACAGGTAATATCTTTGTTATCTATCTTGGTGCTACGGATACAAGTATTACGATACCCACACAGAACAAAGGCACGTTTAAGAACGGTGGTATGTTTAGAACCAATGCTCAGACACTCGATGTGAACACAACCATAGAAGCTACAGAAAACGCTAATGTCACAGGTCCGTTGACCATAGCAAGTGGTATCACTCTGACGATTAACTCAGGAGGAAACGTAGCAATACTATGAGCAATCTTCTAGTACAAAACATAAAGCATACGAATAATACCTCTGCACAAACCATTGATTCCTCTGGTAGAACTACTGTGTCTATTATGAATAATGACTCTACCTATCGTTCTGATGGTGGAGCAGTTACACAGAACATGGTACAGGGGGTAGCTAAAAGTTGGGTTTATTTTAAGGGAAACGATACCTTTGGCATCCAAGATAGTTTTAATACAGCGAGTGCTACGGATCATAGCACAGGAAATTATACAACAACCAGAACTAACGCTTTCGCAAATGATGATTATGCTACAGCAGGGATTTGTTCATCAACAGGAGGTGGTAATATACATTACAATTTTATTGTTGAAAACCAAGATAATAGAGTAAGAACCACCACAGCTTTGAGAATTTATCTTTTGAACGCCACAGGTCCAGGAGCTTATGACGCAATAGATGTTTCGTTATTGTTTTTTGGAGACTTAGCATAATGGCAACACTCAAAACAAACACACTCACAGGCACATCAACAGCAGGGTCTATTGCCGTCACAGGAGAGGGTAACTCTACAACTACCAACTTACAGCAGGGGTTAACTAAAAACTGGGTAAACTTCAATCAGACAAGCACTCCTGCTGCTAGAGATTCTTTCAACACAGCAAGTTTTACTGACCAAGACACAGGAAAGGTATATGTGAATTTTACTAATAATATGGCAAACGCTAATTTTTGTGTAACAACTCAAGGTGGTAGAGATGTTGATTATATTATAGGTACTAGACAAAATGAAAACGCAACAAATCAATATCGCATAACATCTACTAATAATCCTTACGGTGGTGCTTCACAGAGTTATGTAGACACTGATTCTGCGTTTTGTCAGTGTAATGGAGACTTGGCATGAGTACACTAAGAACAAATGCCCTAGAGGGAGTAGACGCAAAGAACAGCATCACTATTGTTGCAGGTGCAGGGAATATTACCACTACGAATGTGCAAGATGGATTGGCTAAAGCGTGGGCTAGGTCAGAAAGCGATGCCACCATACAAGACAATCAATCTATAAATGTTTCTTCTGGAACTGACCACGGAACTGGAGACTACAGTTATGCTTTAACATCTGCAATGTCTGTTAGAGGTGTACAAACAGCCGTAACAAGAAAAAATGTTGTTAATTCTGTTGCTTGTATAAATGAAAATAGAGATAGTGCTAGTGTTGCAGCTATTTTAGTATTTACTGCTTCATCTGGTTCAGCAGCTAACTCTAGAAATCAATTTCATTTGTTTGGAGAATTAGCATGACACCAGAATTTCAAGGAACACATTTATGGGATAGACTAGGGTGGGCAAAGCAAAACCTAGAGCCATACAGAAGTGAGTATTGCATTGTATGGGAAGACCCTGACAACCTAGATGAACCTGCAAAGGTAACACACCCTGACCCTAATTGGATGGCGTGTGCATTGAATGGTGGCATTTTACCTCCAGTTTGGGTATATTGGGAGTTGAAGAAAGACGAGGCAAAGCCTGACTTTGTAAAACATACTCGTGGCTATCTACTTCATAACACTGAGCCTGTAAAGGCGATGACAGAAGAAGAAGCGATAGAATACCTCATACAGAAAGACATACCGGAGAGAGTATGGAGAGATTATGAGCAAGCAAACCATAAGCGTTTGTTCATAGTAAAGAAAGAGCAGTTACCGCAACATCGAACATGGCGTAACGCTTGGAAAATTGATCAACAAGTGGCATAGGAGACACAAATGACAAAAACATTTATAACCGATAAAGATGGTGCAACAGTTGATGCGTCTACTGTTACAACCCCCTCAGACAGACATTTTAGAAATGCTTGGAAGCTAGATGGCTCTGTGATTGCAGAAGATATGACAGAGGCAAAGAAGATATTCCAAGATAAGATTAGGGAAGTGAGAAAGCCCCTTCTCGATGCTGAAGATGTAGTCTACATGAAAGCAATGGAAGCTGATGACGCATCTGCAAAAACTGCGTCTGTAGCTAAAAAGAAAGCATTAAGAGATGCCCCTGCGGCAAAGGCTATAGCTGATGCAGACACAATCGCTAAACTAAAAGCTGCTTGGGATACAAGCACATTGGGTGACAGCCCTTACGCATGAGGTGAATAAATGGCTTTAACTAAAGTTAGAGGTAGTGGCGTAAGTGGCATGACTATCTCAGCTAGTAATCTTATTCTTCCAAAAATACCTATTTTACAAGTTGTTGCAACAGACACAGACCAATCAGCGTCTACTGGAAGTGGTACAGTAAAAGTTTTATGGGAGACTGTAGAGCTAGACACGATAAGTGGTTGGAGTACATCTAACAATAATTACACTCCAAATGTTGCAGGATATTATTTAGTCGGAGGAGCGTTAAGATTAGGAATGTCATCAAACGTACACAGTTTTTTCACTATGTCTGTAAGGAAAAACACCAGTCCAGTTTTAAAACAACAAACGAATTTAAATTCTGATTTACTATTAAATGGAGTTTACCCTTTACCAACTGGATTAATTGAAATGAATGGGTCTTCAGACTTTTTGGATGTGGTTGTTTCTTCTGATGAAGACATGGTTATTCACCAAAATACAGATAAATCATATTTCTTTGCACAACTCGTTCATGCAACATAGGAGAAGCATATGCCCTACATAGGAAGATCAGCCAACCAAGGCATTCGTAACAGGTTCATCTACCAAGCCACAGCAGGGCAGACAAGCTTTAGTGGCTCAGATGCTAACTCACTCACATTGAGCTATGCTTCAGACACATATTGTGACGTTTATCAGAATGGTGTTTTATTAAAGCCACAGACCGATTATACGGCAACCTCTGGAACGTCAGTGGTATTGGTCACAGGGGCATCAGCTAATGATGTTATTGAGATCATCGTCTACGATACGTTTACTGTGTCTGATACCTACACCAAGTCTGAGTCTGACACACGCTATCCCTTTTTAGGTAACGACAGCATCATACGAACCAATGGTCAGACTA